TTTCGAGAAGGTGATTCCGGCCCAATGGCTTTACCTTCATGCGAACTGGGATCTTGGCCGTTTCGATCAAGTGCGCGGCATCTCGCCTTTGTTGAGCGCCTACAACACTTACCGCGACGTGTACGAAGGCATCGACTTCGCCCTATTGAAGCTCAAAGTTGCCTCGATTCTCGCACTCGCTGTTTCGCGTAATGCCAGTCCCGAAGAAAAGCCGCTCGGTCAAACCGGAGAAATAAACCCGCCGACGCCGGAGGGGCAGATTCCACCGCAGGGCACGATGGTTGACGGCGGCAATGGCAACAACCCTGGCCCTACCGTTATTCCCGAAGCCCGCTACTCCGTAGATTTTGGCCTTGGACCGGCCCTGATGGACCTTGACCCAGGCGACAAAGCCGAGATTATCGAAAGCCACACTCCGTCTGCCGAGATGCAGAGTTTCCTTCCCATCGTTATCGGCCTGGCCCTCAAGTCATTGGATATTCCATACAACTGGTACGACGAAAAGTATGTCAACTTTTCCGGCGGCCGGCAAGCTTGGATCACCTACGAAAAGTCAGCCAAAGCCAAGCGTTCCAACGTCAAAGCGATGCTGCATGATTGGACGGAGTGGCGGCTACAGGTCGGCATAGATGATGGGGAAATAAAATTACCAAAAGGCATGACGCCCGCCGACGTGTTCGATTGGCGTGCTGCCGGCACCCCATGGCTTGATCCTCTTAAAGAGGTTCTCGCCAATGATGCCGCGATTGAAGGCGGCCTGACATCTCCGCAGCGGGTTATAGAAGCCAACAGCGATGCAGACGCCGAGGAAATTCTCGACGAGCAAGCCGAGTGGTTGGAAATGCGGAAGAAGCGTGGAATGCCGCCTCCGGTATGGGCGATGAGTGAGCGTCAGATTGTCGCCGGCGAACAGAACGCCGAAAAAGAAGCCGAGATTGAAAAAACGGAAGATGAGCCGGCGACGAATGGCAAGGCAATCGCCAACGTCAGGGGTAAGAGCCGCACTGCTCATAATCGCGCCTTGGCCCTGATGCTTGCCGAAGAACGCCACAATGGAGATTTCCATGACTGACTTTCTCCCGACCGTCAATGTAGGCAATATGAATGTCCCACGGCTGGATGAGTATTTCGGCTTATGGGCCATGGAGCCTTCCCGTGGCATGGCCATGCTGCGCCGTGCCGCATCAATGAACCTCGTGGAGCATGTGAGTCAAACGCCCCAACCACACCCGCACGAAGCGATTGGCGTGGCTCTGACCGAGCCGTTGAAAAAACCGGAGGACGATAGCGAAGACGATAGCGAAGACGACGAGGAGCCATTGGCCGACGCCGAGATGCCGCACATCCGGGTAATTCATCTTTCTGGCACCCTGATGAAACAGCAATCCAGCATGGATGAATCCACGTCCACCGTAGTTGCCCGCAAGCAGGTGAGAGAGGCCACTTCCGATCCATCCTGTATGGGCATTATGCTTGTGTGCGATTCTCCGGGCGGCAGCGTTTCCGGTGCATTCGATCTTGCCGACGAGGTTAGGAGTGCCGCCGCCGCCAAGCCATGCGTGGCGTTTGTGGAAGATCTGTGCGCTTCCGCATGCTATCTGATCGCAAGCCAATGCGAGGAAGTGTATTGCAACCATCCTACCGCCATGGTTGGTTCTATTGGCACCCTGATTGCCACCTATGACGAAAGCGAAGCCGCCACAAAGGCCGGTATCCAGGCCAAAATTTACGCTACCGGCCCGCTCAAGGGCGCCGGATTTCCGGGTGCCAAAATCACCAAGGAACAGGACGAATATTTCCAAAAGATCGTTGATGACACCCAAGTCCATTTCGCCGCATATGTCTGCGCCGGGCGTGATATGACCGCTAAGGAGGTTGAAAAGTGTGCCACTGGCGGCGTGTTCTCCGCAACGGAGGGGGCGGCCATGAAGCTGTGCGATGGCATTAAGACCTATGAGCAAACAATCGCCCGCATTAGCGAGATGGTCCAACAAAAAATAACCGCGGCAGGCTCGTTGCCGACCGCAATTTCTCAAAGAAAGGATGCTCATATGAGCAAAGAGACTCCCGCCGCGGTAGCCCCCGCTCCCGATGGCAAAGCGTTTTTGGCGGCCTTTGGCCCCCAGGGTGCCGTGTGGCATGTCGAGGGCAAGACCTTCGAGGAAGCTACCGCCCTGTATAATGAATCCCAGGCCAAGTGCATTGCCGGCCTGGAAGATCAGATCAAAACCCTGAATACCGAGAATGCGGAACTCAAGGCCCGCATTGTCGGCCTGCGGGGTGCGTCGGTTCCGGTTTCCGCCGATGCTGCCGATGCCGATCCGGTCAATGCGAAGGTCGTTGATGGCCTGGATGCCAAGATTGGCAAGAATCTGGCCGCCGTGGCCCGTTCTATCCAGCTTCCCAAGGCGGCCAGATAATCAAGGCCGAAGGAATTTTTGACCCGGCCGGAAACGGCCACTCTGAAAGGATTATATACCATGGTTGATACAAACGTATCCGTGGTCGTTCCGGGCAACCGGATTACCCTGTTGGACATCGTGAAGGCCAATGGCAGCGACGGCGTTGTCGGGCTGGTCGATGAAACCATCCGCGCTCACCCCGAAGTGATGGTCGGGGCGGCGCGCACTATCAAGGGCATCAACTACAAGACCCTGATCCGCAAGAGTCTTGGCAGTGTCGCGTTCCGCGACTTCAACAGCGGGAGCGGCGTGGTCAAGGCGACCTACGACAATCAGTTGATTGAGACCTTCCTGCTCAATCCGCGTATCGAGGCCGACAAGGCGGTTGCCGATGCTGCCGAAGACGGTGCCGAAGCCTACATCTCCATGGAAGCCACCGCCGTCATGGAAGCCTCCATGCAGCTCCTCGGCCGGCAGTTCTATTACGGCCGCCGCACCGCCGAGAATGGCGACCTCAAGGGACACCCCGGCCTGCTGGATTATGTCGATCCGGCGTTCGTCTACCCCGCCGGCGGTAGTTCCGTCACGACCAACGTCACGACCTCATCGGGAAGCGCCACGCTTTCTAGTGTCACCGTGACGGGCATTGTGGTCGGTATGCAGATCACCGCAACGGGCGTCCCCGTCGGCACGCTCGTTACCGCCGTTGGCACCAACACCGTGACCATGAGCGCCAACGCCACGGCCACCGGGACCGTTTCCGGCACGTTCGACGGTTGCTCCTCGGTTTACTTCGTCGCCTTCGGCCAGAACAAGGTCCAGTGGGTGTTTGGCAACAACGGGCAGATGGCCATGGCCCCCACCCGCATCGGCGACATTTTCACCCCCGATGGCGGCCACGTCACCGGGTATATCAGCGAGTTGGAGGCCCGCCCCGGCCTGCAATGCCTCAATCGCTACTCCATCGTCCGCATCCAGGGCCTCACCGGCCAGGCCGGCTATGGCCTGACCGATGCCAAGCTCGGTTCCGCCCTGGCTCTGCTGCCCGCGGCGTTCCGCCACACGATCAGTGACATTTTCATGTCCGTTCGTTCCGGCGAGCAACTCCGCGCCAGCCGTACCGCCGTGAACCCGACCGGCGCTCCCGCTCCTACGCCGGTGGATTTCGAGCAGATTCCCATACGGTACTCTGACTCGATCTCCAACGTGGAGCCTGACAGCCTGTAATCGGCCGTGAACAATGCCCCGCAAAAAGCGGGATGACCCTCAACAAGAAAGGAGCCGATCATGGCTCTCGTAAATCAAGGTTTCAAGGTTCGTGACGCGGCCGTATCTCCGGCCCTCTTGCCTCTGCCCACCGCTGGCGCCACCGTCAACACCGCTGTCATTGACACGGTGAATCAGGGCGTCGGCGATTTTCTCGCGGAAAGCGAGTTGTCGCTGAAGGCTCCGGCTTTGACGAGCACGCAGCTTGCCAACACCAACGCGACGATGACATACAACATTCAGCACGTCTCTGACACCAACGGGACGTGGGTGAATTTGTTTGCATCGTGCATCGTTCAGACCGGAAGTACAAACGGTGCCGTCGCCGCGACTTTCACGTCCCGGCTGCCGACTGGCGTTTCCCGCTACATCCGGGCACAGGCCGTGAGCGCCGGCAGCAACGCCGCCGATTGCAGCGGTTCTTCGATGCAGTTTGATCTCCTCATGTAAGCGGATCAAGGGGTGCGTTCGCAAGGGCGCACCCCTTTTCCCCCTTTGCCTGGAGGCGTTATGTCTACCCCCGGACCTCGCGGTAGAAGTTACACTGGTTCGCTTGCATTACCAAATGGAGCGGCCACCACAACCAGCACGCCGGTTGACCTTAGTATGTTCCTGGTGACACTGGGCGACGTGCCTATTACCATTACCGCCCCCGCGTTGACAACTGCCCAGTTGGCCAATGGCAATACGATGACATATAACGTCAAGGGTTCCAACACCTACGAATTCGCCATCGAAAAGACAGTCAACCTCAAGGCCCTTGTTCAATCCTATTCTGCCGGGCCGATCTCTGGCGTTGGCTCTGTCGCTGTCGGCGCCCATTCGGGCACCTTCACCCAGGCCACGACTACGGCTGTGGCGGCGCCCCCGCCCGTAGGCGTGAACACGTCAAGGGCAACATTGAGCGTCACTGTGACTGCTAGCGCCGTCGCCTCGATTGGCGTCCTTACCGCTGGTGCCGGGTACGTGACCGCCCCGGCAATAACGATTGTGGATTCAGGTGCCCCGACTAATACATGTGCCGCAACGGCCTCTTTGGCTTATGTCGGCATAGCGTCCAGTCAAGCAACAGTTTCCCTCGGACGTAAATTGGCCCGCTTTGTCCGATTGGAAGCCGTCAATTCCGGCAGTGGCAATGCCAGCGGCGCCACGGCCACTTTTGATATCGAAGCATGAGCGAAATAGCGGAAATCATGGATGATATGGCCGATATCGCCGACGAAATAGCCGGCGATTCGGTCGTTTATACTCCGCTCCGCGGCGCTCCATTCCGCGTCCCAGCCGTTCCAGGCCCCACGACGCGAATCGTGGCGACGGGCGAAGAGATCGCACTGAGCCGTGAAGAACGGATTTTTGGTATCCGCGCGTCGCTACTGGCAATCGGCGGCGTGCCCTACGAACCGCGCATCGGAGATATGATTGCTGAGACCGTCAACGGCGTGACGTACACCTATGCCGCCATGGTCCTTGATGGCAACAAAGACTGCTGGGCCTGGGCGGATCGTTACCGCACTCGCCGGCATATTCACACGAAACTGACTCTTCCGGCAGAGGCCGCATAATGTCCAGCGTCAACGCACAAATCGCTCAGGCTGTCGTAGACCGGCTCAATCAGTCGGACGTGCAGGCCATCACCAAGGCGACCGCCGACCGCACATGGGCGCCCCTGTTCAAACTGGAAGAGCTGGCCAAACTTCAACTTACCGTCTACGTGCCGGAAGACAAGTGCGAGCGTATTGGCCGCGAGGAAACCAAACACGAAAGCCTTATCCAGATCGGCCTGCAGAAGCGGCTTGGCGTGACGGCGAATCCTACCGGCCGCACCGCCATCGACAACGTGGAGCCCGATGCCCTGGTGGCCATCGCCGAGTACATTAACACCATCTGGCTACCCCAGGACGCCGACGCCTTCAGTATCCCAACCATCAACGCCTCTGTTCTCAAAACCGAAATCAAGCCCCTTTGCGACCCTGACTATCTCCGCGACGAATCGCGGTTTTTTTCCCTGATTCATGTAACCTTTGTTTGGGGCTAAGCCCCGGAGAATCCAATGAGCAACCCCCTTTTTTCCCTCGGCGCTAACGCCAAACTCTACTACGATCCGACCACCAGCAACGGAACCGTCACCGGCCACGTCAGTTGGGGCGGGACCGTCACCGGCGGCGTCCACGTCGGCGCCAACACCAACACCAACCTGGTCGAAATCAAGGGCGTCAACGATGTCACCTTCGAGGGCGACAGCGAGACCACCGACGTTTCCGCCCGCGACGGCCAGGGCGAGAAGTGGGAGACCAAGGCGCTCAAGGTGACGAAACTCACGGTCAAGCTGATCGACCGTGCCGGCACCGACAGCGGCCAGCAGGCGCTCTTCAGCAACTACCTGGACAACAGCGGCGAGTTTGTGTCGGTTGCGGCCCTCAGTGGCAATGCCTCCAACAGCGGAAGCTACGGCATTATCAGTGATTTTCAGGTGAAGGATTGGAAGCGGGCCGAGCCGATCAATGGCCACCAGGCCGTTGACATTTCGATGATCCGTTGCCCGTCAACGACCCCGACGGAAGCCGTTCGCGTGCCATAATTTTGCGTCATCACACAACAGGAGAAGTCATGCACGGGTTCAAGGACAACAAAGACAGGGCATGGGTTCTACAACTCGATGCTCCAGCGGCCAAGCGTATGAAGGCGCTGGCCGCCGCCGATATTCAGGACGCCATTAAGGGCGGGGAAACCAACCTGATTGTAAGGCTGGACAACGACCCCTGCCTACTGGTGGAAACCCTTTACGCCGCCCTCAAGCCGGCAATTGACGCCCTCGGTCTGACCCCCGAAGACTTCGCTGCCGGCCTGGGCGGGTGCATTGATGGAGCCGCCGACGCCATGCGGGAGGAAATAATAGATTTTTTCCCCCGGTCCCGCAGGGCGATGCTGCGGGCGGAAGTGGACAAGATGAAGGAAGCGACGACGGCGGCGGTGGAAAAATTGAAGTCTCTGTCGTTGGATTCGCTCTTGAACTCGCTGCCATCATCGGTATCTCCCCCGACGGCTATTCCCTCCGAGAGTTGTACCTGATGGCAGAGGCGACGCAGAAGGCGCGATGGAATCATACTGCGCCGATCTTGGCCGCCCTTTACAATTGGATGCGTGACCCAAAGAGCAAACCCGATCCCTACACGGCCAGCGATTTCAACCCGTTCGCGCCGAAAAAGACCTTGCCCGTCCTGCCGGTCGAATGTCTGGGCAAGTTAAAGTTTGACGGAGACTGATATGCTCGCCATCGGCAAAACCCTGGTTATGTTCGACAAGCTCAAGGTGATGAACCTGATGAGCAAAGCGACGTATCAGGCGCTTCTCAAGGCGGCATCTTATGTTTGGACGCGGGAACGCACGTCGATGAAGCAGCGGGCGCACGGCAAGTATGCTCCCCCAGGCACGGCACCCTTCACTCACGGTTGGACTGACAGGCAGGGCAAGAGCCACAGCGGCAACCTGAAGGCCAAGGCGCTCAACCGCTTCGCCTACGACCTGAGTACCGGCAGCGCGGTTATCGGCCCGATGCCGTTTGCTAAAGGCGAAGCGCCGCGGAAACTGGAGGCTGGCGGCGACGAGACCGTCACCTGGGGCCACAAGGGCAAGAGCCGCACCATCCACATTCGCCCGCACCCGTTCATGGGGCCGGCGTTGGAGAAGGAGCTTGAGGCCGGCAGCATCCCCGCGGCGTGG